CCTAACTCGGGTTGGATTCATGCTAGTTGGGTTGAGGGAACACCAAGAGCATCTTACCTATGGGCCTATAAAAGTGAAGGAAAAACTAAATATAAACCAATTATTGGTAAAGCTAAAGACATCGTTTAATCCAATTGCTAAAAATCTAAGGTCTAGAACTTATAAACCAAAAGTGATACAATCCAAGAAGTTGTACAACCGCAAAAAGGAGAAACATGGCTATCAAACACAGGATTAAATTTAAAGCAGCAATGGGCAGAGCAGCATTTAGCGAAACTACATCAAAAGCTCCAGGCACTAAAATGAAAGAAGAACCGTATAATGGTTCATACATGCATTCAGAAATAGCAGGTAAAAAAGTATCGAATCCAAGCCTTGTAAAATATTATGGACCATTATTAAAGGGATTTAAAAAATAATGGCAACATCAGGAACTACAGCATTTGATTTAAATATAGATGAAATAATCGATGAGGGTTATGAAAGATGTGGTCTATCTACAAATGCAGGTTATGATCTTAGATCTGCTAGAAGAAGTTTAAATTTATTATTTGCAGAGTGGGGTAATAGAGGTATCCATCTTTGGAAAGTAACACTTAACACAATAGCACTTGTAGAAGGTCAAGCTGAATATTCTACAGCTGCAAACACAAACGATGTATTAGAAGCTTTTGTTTCTACATCAGCTAATAACACAGGTACAAGAACTGACGTGTCTTTAACAAAAATTGATAGATCTGCTTATGCAGCTTTACCTAACAAAGGCGCAAAAGGTCAACCATCACAATATTATGTAAAAAGAGAAACATTACCAAAAATATTTTTATATATTACTCCAGATTTAAATACATATACTCATCTAAAATATTATTCTATTAATAGAGTTGAAGATGCAGGAGCTTATACAAATCAAGCAGATGTTGCATATAGATTTTTACCATGCATGTGTGCAGGTCTTGCTTATTATTTAGCAATGAAAAAAGCTCCACCATTAGTGCAACAAAATAAATTAATATATGAAGATGAATTAAAAAGAGCGTTAGATGAGGATGGTCAAAGAGCTTCCACATTTATAGCTCCACAAACTTTTTATCCATCGGTAAGTTAATATGGGAAAATACGCTACAGGAAATAAATCACAAGCAATATCAGATAGATCTGGACAAGCTTTTCCATATAATGAAATGGTTAAAGAATGGAATGGATCTTTGGTGCATATTTCTGAATTCGAACCTAAACATCCACAGATACAAAGAAGATATAACACTGCAGATGCTATTGCTTTACAGAATACAAGACCACAAAGATTTCAGCAACCACAAACTATGAAATCATTAAATCCAACCTTTGCACCTAATGATAATACACTTGTAGATTCAGGTGGTGCAGCAGTGACTGTGGTTAATGTTTCTTTACCAGGTAATTTTGATTTTCAAGTTAATAGATCCTCATTTACAGGGAATGGTATAACTACAACTGTAGCTTCTATGGTGCCACAAAACCCATCAGAAGAAAATAGAGAAAGACAACTTGATATAACATTAGGGAGTGTAACAATTACAACATAATGGCAATAACTTATTCAAATTTTTTGACACAAATAAGAAGCTACGCTGAAGTAGATTCTAATGTATTATCTGACACTTTACTTGATCAATTTATAAGAAATACAGAATTAGATATAGCAGGAAAAGTTGATTATGATGACACAAGAAAATATTCAACATCAAACTTTAATGCTAATAAAAGATTTCTTGTGATGCCATCAGATTTTTTAGTGATAAGATCATTACAAGTATTTGCTTCATCTGATCTTTCATCTGCTAGAACTTACATGGAAAAAAGAGATACAAGTTTTATATCAGAGTTCAATGGCTCTGGTGCTACTGGTCAGCCTAAATTCTACGCGAACTGGGATGAGAATAATATTGTAGTTGCCCCTGTGCCTGATCAGGCATATGCAGTACAACTAAACTACATTATTACTCCTCCACATTTTACAAGCACAAACAATACGTTCCTTGCTACATATCAAGAAGCTATGCTTTTACATGGTGTGTTAGTTGAGGCTTTTGGTTATCTTAAAGGCCCCATGGATATGTACAAACTGTATAAAGAAAGGTATAATGAGGGCTTACAGGCTTTTGCGATACAACAAATGGGTAGACGTAGAAGAGCTGAATACGATGATGGAGTACCAAGACAAAAAATTGCATCTCCGTCACCGAATACAATTTTATAAGGAGAAATATTATGGCAATAGTACAAGCAGTAGCAAATAGTTTTAAAAAAGAAATACTCGAAGGTGGACATGAATTTCAATCTGGTGGAGATGTTTTTAAATTAGCACTTTACGCAAGTAACGCTAACTTATCAGCAGCAACAACATCTTTTACTACAAGTGGTGAACATGGAAACACTGGTCAATACACATCAGGCGGTGGCGTATTAACTGGTCAACAAACTTCGTTAGATACAGGAGTTGCAATCGTTGATTTTGCAGAATTATCATTTACTGGAGTAACTTTAACAGTAGGTGGTGCATTAATTTATAATACATCTAACAGTAACAAAGCTGTAGCTGTTTTAAATTTTGGTGGAGATAAAACTGCAACTGCGGGAACTTTTACAATTCAGTTTCCAACGTTTAATTCAACAAACGCAATATTAAGAATAAGTTAAGGAGGGTGCATGGCTCTTGTCATTGACGATAGAGTTAAAGAAACAAGCATCTCTACCGGAACTGGAACAGTAACTTTAGACGGTGCTTCACAAGACTTCGTAGGATTTGTCGGAGGTATTGGTGCAGGTAAAAATACATATTACTGCATAACTAATACTGGTTCTGATGAATTTGAAGTTGGAACTGGTGTTGTTAACGCTGGAATAACTTTAACAATCACTGTTGTCAATCCAGGAAGTGGAAACAAATATTATACAGATGGAAGTTTGCAGGCAACTGTTAATTTAGCAGAAGGTGTAACGTATACTTTTAATATGGATGACTCTTCAGTGGATTCACATCCACTTAAAATTTCCACAACTGCAGATGGAACACATGGCGGAGGGTCAAGTTATAATACAGGTGTTGTTTATAAATTAGATGGTAGCACTGTAACTGAATCTGCTTATGTCTCTGGTTTTTCTTCAGCGACTACAAGAAGATTAGAATTAACAGTGGCTGCTTCTGCACCAACATTATACACTTATTGTACTTCACACTCAGGCATGGGTTATGCACTTACTACTGCAGGCACAGGAACATTATCAAGAGTAACAGTTATATCTTCAACTAATTCAAATAACTTAGTAAATTTTTCAGCTGGAACAAAAGAAGTTTTTTGCACAATACCATCTAATAAAACTATTTCACCAGTAATGGAAGCTACAACTTATGTGGTTACGCATAATTCAACTTTATCAGAAGATCAAACTTTAGATTCAGGAGTATTGGCAGGACCAGTAACAATAACTGCAACACAAACAATAACAGGAACATTGGTAGTAATTTAATGAGTAAAATAGAAGTAGATGTAATAGATAAACAAAGTGGTTCAACCTTAACATTAGGTGGATCAGGCACGGCTGTAACTTTAGCTAGTGGAGCTACCCAATCAGGTTTTGGTAGATCAGGTTCTGTAGATTGGCAAACTTCAATTAAAACAACAACTTTTACTGCTGTATCAGGAGAAGGATATTTTTGTAATACAAGTAGTGGAGCGTTTACTTTAAATTTACCAAGTTCACCTTCTGTTGGAGACATTGTAGCTCTTAAAGATTATGCAGGTAATTTTGCAACAGCTAATTTAACAGTTGGTAGAGGTGGTTCTAATTTAAATGGTTCTGCTTCGGATTTTACAGCAGCTACAAATAATTTAAGTTTAACTTTAGTATATGCTGATGCAACAAAAGGTTGGTTATCAGTAGAAGAAGGAACAGGTTACATAGGAGAACAATTCATGGATGCTACAGGTGGAACAATTACAACTTCAGGAAATTTTAGAATACATACTTTTACAGGTCCAGGAACTTTTTGTGTATCACAACTTGCAGGTTGTTCTGCTAATAACAAAGTAGATTATGTTGTAGTTGCGGGTGGTGGTGCTGGATATGGTACTGATGGTGGCGGAGGTGGTGCAGGTGGATATAGAGAATCACCTGGAACAGCAACTTGTTATACAGCTTCTCCTTTAGGAGCTTCGCCTGCAGTCGCTTTGCCAGTTACGGCAACAGGTTATCCTGTTACAGTTGGTGCAGGAGGTGCAAGTAATTCAAGTGGATCAAATTCA